CTCTGGTCTTGTGATTCTTCCGAGCGGGCGGATTCGGCCAGTCGGTTTGGGCGGTTGCCCGTTACAGCGATTGTTCTTTTTTCTTGTAATGGGGCAGCCTCTGTCAAAACTCGACGACCCTTAGTATCCTTTACAGTTTCATTTAAAACTGCGGGGAGGTATTTTTGGAATGCTTCCTTGAGAACGCCAGTCTTAACGGTCTCTAATAAATTTTCCATTACTTCTCTTTTTTCTCTGTTTAGAGGACGAAGAAGTTCATTTAAAGTCTTAACACGGGTTGCTCTTTCTTCTGAAAGTGCAACTTTTCTTTGGGCTTGTTCGTTTAGTTGCTTCTGAGTTGATATTAATTTAGTTGCCTCAGCCAACTGCTTTTGAACTTCCGTTAATTTTCCGCTCAACTTTTTAACTTGTGTACCTTCACTGAGGTAGCTAGTCATATACTCTACCTGGAAAGCTTCAAATAATCTACGTCCGAAAATGTTCTCGCGAGATGTTCTGATGTCTTCCTTAAGTTGAGTCATTTCCTTACGGAGATGTGTTTCAACAGTAGATTCTACGAGCTTACTAGCTCTTTCAATGAATGCCTTCTTAGTCTCATCCAACTTAGACTTTGCTTCTGAAGCCATCTTTACGCGCATTTCAACAAGAGCATTCTTATCTTGTTTAAATTCATTAATTTCCTCAGAAAGTTGTTTAACCACAAAAGCTTCAAGCTTGTTGACTCTTTCTGCGGCCTGTTCATTGAGCGCCTTACGGTGTTCATTTAAACGCTTTGCATTCTGAATCTTGCCTTCTGCTAATGCTTGTTCTCGTGTCTTAACTGTCTTTAATTCTTCGTTAAGTTTAGCAAGCACGAAATCCTGGAGCTTGGCCATATGCTCCTGCATTTTTACCTTGTATTGTGTCTTTGCTTCGCGAATTTGCTTGGCTAACAATACACGTTGGGCCATCACTGCTTTCTGATCCTGTGTAAATTCCTTGATCTCACTTCCGAGTTGACCAAGTACAAAGGATTCAAGCACTTTTGCGTGTTCAGCAACGCGAGTTTTATAAGCTACTCGTGTTTCTTTAATCGCTTTCGTAAGTTTTGCTCTCTCTTCTTTTAAAGCTTTTGCAGCCTCGAAGGATTCAGATGCATGTTTTTTAACTGCATCCGAAAGCATGTTATCCATTGCTTCTACGAGGTTATGCTTATCTTGTTCATATCGAGCGCCAAACTCTTCTCTTACTTGAGTTTCGACTTCTTCTTTAAGAGAAGCCCTTACTTCATTAATTTTATTATCCCAAGCTTCAAGGAATGCAGTCTTAGTTTCTTCACTAAGTACCGCGTTTTCCAAAAGCTCTTTTAAACCATTTTCCATTGTGGACACTCCTTAGGCATTCACTAGCACTTTAAACTATTGATCCAGTTTAGAAGTTCTTTCTCCAAAAACTTCTGGGCCTTAGGATCGTGCTTTACAGCATAGGCTAAATCTTCGATAATAGGACCTCTTGATTTCATATTCAAAGCTTCGTAAACGACTTTTGGATATGCATCAGGAGCACTAGGTCTAGCGACAATATCAACAGTCACAATTTCAAAATCTGAAACTTCACCGCCATCTGTTACATTTCCAGAACCTCTACTGGAAACACCTAATTTTACCCCACTCTCTAATAAAGTTCTTATGATTTGACCTTTCGGTGTATCTAAGATCTTTAATTTACCACACCCATTTGGGCCATCCATATACATTTCTGTGATCAAGTGTGATACACGATCAAGGTTTATGTTAAGCTCTTCAGGATGATCTGCCTCGCCAAGAATTGATTCTCCTCGGCGTAGACTCTCGTTAATTTGATCAACTGCTTTTGCAATTTCTCTGACAGGATAAACACGTTGATTGTGGTTCTTAATGCCACCCTGTACAAATATGCCTCGCATATAAAGGTCCTTGGGCTTTCCAGTTTCACCTAGTCCACCGCCCTCAACCAAACACTTTGCTTGATCAAATGAATAGTATTCATTAAGGATTCTAACCATATTAGATTATTTCCTTTTAAAAGTATCGCCGCGCAAATCAGTTGCGCCTGCACCAATTGGACTCTTTGGAGAATCAGATCCGAATCCATCTTTTTTATTAAGTGTTGCTGACTTATCGCCTTCCTTAGAGATAGGATCATATGCCCTATAAGCATTACCAATTGCTTGGTTTCTTAATGGGGTTTTATCACTTACCTTAGGAGCCTCTTCTCTGTCATAACCCTTATGTTGTGTACTCTTAATTTCTACTGTCTTTCCGCCAACGCGGTCAGTAGTCTTTTTTTGTGGAATTGGACTAGTAGTGTTAAGATTTACCTTTCCGCCTTCTTTACCAATTTCTTTAGAACCATCTAAACCAGGATCTTTAATAAGTTCGAGTGTGAAAGCTTCGTCTAAATCTTCAAAATCAAATTCATTTAAAAAACTTTCTTCAACTTCGCCTTCTTTAGAATCTTCTTCACCTTCTTCG